TCATCAATTGTTACTCTTGCATGCATGTTTTCTTTTAGATGATCTTCTGGCTTTTCAAGCAACTGCGAAAGTCTGAAAGTTCTAAACACAGGTTGTCCTGGCCAAGTCTTGTATTCAGGCTTACCGCCCCAATCTAAAAACATCATTCCACGTTCGTCATCCCATGCATCTGCATAGTTGTGTGGAAATGCGTTACCAATATATGTTACATTTCCTTTAGTTTGCCTTTTATGAAAATGTCCCGAGAACACGTACTCTTGATTAACAAAGTGATCTGGCTGTAATTCTCCATGATCAGGCATTTCTACCATAGCATTCATTTTAAAGTACGGTAATTCAAAGTGTCCAAATACATATCTACTTTGTATGTCTTTAACACCCTTCCATTCTTCGCCAACTAACCAAGGAAGTAATGTAACTTCTCCTTCTGTAAACTGTTCTGTGATAGGAACAATATTAGGAAATAGTCGCATAAACTCAACACTATTGATTTCACGTTTGTCTTTATAAAACAAATCATGGTTACCAACCATAAAATAAGTTTTTTCAAATGTTTCGTTGAGTCTTTCTAAATTAGAAACTGTATAGTTCATTGTGCTGACATCAGTAGTCGCACGGTTGTGGTGCCAATCTCCTAAAAAGATACAAGTTTCAGCACCAGCGGCTTTTGCTTCTTTGCAAAACCATTTAATAAATTCTTCACAATCTGTGTTGTGAATCCTGCTACCACTTTTCATACCAAAGTGAATGTCGGTAAAGCAGGCTGCTTTCTTAAATAACGGCATTTATTCTCCTTGCTTTATATTGTAACGGATATCTTTAATAATGTCAAGATTTTTTCTTATCTTTATCGTGACTAGGATGTGAATCTGCATTTTGTCTAGTCCAACTCGGATTCATTCCGTTCATTTCTAGTATGTCATCTCTAATGTTTTGGTTGCGTTTTTCAATATTAATGATTCTAACAAATGAATTAGTTACAGCCGCAGTATAGTAAGCAAATGGATTTTGCGATTTTGATTCATCAAATTGCAATCCAATCTGTGCTAATTGTAAAATGGCCTGTCCTTTCATTTCGTCATTGTAAGTATAGCCACGTACATTACCTCTTGTTGCATATCGTTCGCATAGTTTCATCCACATTCTAGCAAGTTCGTTTGTAGCCTTTCCTGCTTTAGGATTAAAGAAACCGTTTTCCATACCACCTTCCCAATGACTTTTGCCAACACATATCAAGTTGTTCTTTTCATCAAATTTCCAATGTTGAAATGGTGGAAAGTTTACTTTAACATGTCTATCAGCGGTTGTCTTTTTTGTTTTTTTGCGTGATAAATCTTCTGGAATGTGGTCGAATGTCATAATACGGAAAACTAAGTCCGTTTTTTGCATTTTTCTATAATCTATATCGAATTCTTTTGCAGGAATTTTCTTGCCAGCAGCCTCTACGGCTGCTTCGTGATTTGCTTTTGCGAGTCTAGCAGCACGGTTTCTTTTTGCTTGTGCTATAGATCGTATGTTAATTTTTTCAAGACTTGGCAGAATAATGTCGTATTGATGGTATTCAGGGTCGACAAAGGAGCAGAAAGCGGATTTACTTTTGTGTATTTGTGCCAATAAGTCTCTGTTGTTTAGATATTTGACTTTTTTCATAATTTTTGAAGTTCTCCTAATATTTATTATAATAGCACATAATGAAAGAAATAAATAGAGTAAAGTAATCAAAAGATGAGGAAATATTACCAAAATGGCATTATCAGTTAATCCGGTATCGCAGTTAGTACAAAAAGTGGATTCAGAAGTCAGTGCTGCACTAGAAGCAGTAGAGACAGGCGTGCCTAAAATAGGCAACGCTTTAGAAAAAGCAAAACTAGATGCTAAACTAGCTCAACTAGGCGGAGACCTAGGTAGTGGTCTCAACATGGCCACAGCAACTGGCAGCGAACTTTTAGAAAATGTTACTACTGGAATGGGTAGTGTTGTCAATAATAATCTTGGAGGAGGACTGCCAGATAATCTTGCAGGAATAGATGGAGCAGCAGAGGCTGTAGGTAATTTTGGAAGTCTTGTAGGCGATACTGTAAAAGACTTTGGAAACGCTGGTGTTGGTAATGAAATAAGTTCACTTGCAAGTAAATTTACAGGAGGCAATCTAGCAGGCGGTGCCCAAGCAATAGCAGGTAAAATTGCAGAGGCTGCAGGTGCACTGAATGATTTTTTAAGTTTGAAACGTGGTGCTGGTCTTCCTAAGGGAGGAGAATTGTTCCAGACGTCAGGTGCAGGCATAGAAGTCTTGCCACAGACAGGGGCAGATTGGAGAGTAAGAATTGCATGTGATTGGAGTTTGTTTCCAGGTAATCCACAGTTTGAATTATTACAAAAGTCTCAAGGCGCTGTATTTCCTATTTTACCTGATATTACTTTTTCAACAAAAGCAAATTATACACAAATTGATCCTATACATAATAACTATCCCTTCCAAGCCTATAAAAATTCACAGATTGATGAAATAATGATTTCTGGTACGTTTATAGTAGAAGATGAAACTCAAGCAGCATACTGGATAGCAATGACAACTTTCTTTAAGACAATGACAAAAATGTTTTTCGGTCAAGGTGCAAATGTAGGTGCACCACCGCCAGTATGTAGATTAACAGGTTATGGTGCAAGTGTATTTGATAACGTTCCTGTTGTTGTTAAGTCTTTCTCAGTTGACCTAAGCAGTGATGTGCAATACAAACGTTGTAATGCTTTTGGAACAAATACTTGGGTACCAATTGAAAGTTCCGTTAATGTAACTGTACAACCAGTTTACAACAGAAGAAATTTAAGGCAGTTTAGTTTAACAGATTATGCCAAAGGCAATCTAAAGACACCGTCAGGTAAAGGTTACTTATAATGGCTACGTATTCACAAGCATCACCGTATTCAGCAACAAGACAAAATAACTTGTACCTTGAATTGTTAAGCATCAGACCTGTACCAGCAGAGCAGGATGATTACTTATATACTATAGAAAATCAATATAACAGACGTCCTGATCTATTAGCATATGATTTGTATGGCGATTCTAAACTATGGTGGGTATTTGTGCAAAGAAACATGGAAACAATAAAAGATCCTATATACGACTTTGTTGTAGGAACAAAAATTTATATACCTAAAGAGTCTAACCTCAAAAGATATTTAGGAGTTTAAAATGGCTGACTTGGAAGAGTACAGGATTCAGTCAAATGGCAGTGCAGCAAATGTCAACATCACTGATGAGGTTAAACAGCAGCCTTATATCACTACAAGAATTAATGGAAAAGACGCTAAGGTTTACGGAACACAGCAACAGTTAGACGATTATAAAAATAAAAAACCAGACGGCACATCAAAAATTGCTTTTAAGACCGATACCTCAGTAAGAGAAGTAGATGTTCAAAAAATTGTTGACGAAACAAGAGCGGTACTTAATATAGATAAGCCCGTTAAAAATGCATCAGAATCTGCATCAGATGGTAGAGATGCACAAGGCACCGTAGAGAAACCGTATAGTTCTCCGTCCGGAAATAATTTAGGTAGTACATTTCCAAATCCATTAGCAGATTTTGCATCAATAAATCATTTGTGGACCATGGCTGTACTTACACCAAAGCAATTTAATAATCCTAACTTGTATAGAAACTCGGTAGGACTAGGATTTGCGTCACAGAGCTATGATGTTTCTAGCACTGTAACAAGACAAAATCAATCTGGTAGTTTTGAAGATACTAGAACTGCTACATTACAGTCAAGCATTGTTTTTAGTAGTGCTGGTAGAGCAGATGCAGAAAGAGTAAACACCAAGTACGGAAAACCTGAATATTTTGTAGATAATTTTCAAATGACATCTATAATTGCAGCAACACCGATGACAGGAAATCAAAATGCAATTAACTTCACATTTGATATACTTGAACCTTTTTCAATGGGATTATTTTTGCAAAGTTTACAGAATGCAGCAATTAAAGCAGGTTACGTAAATTATTTAGATTCGCCATTCTTGCTTAAACTTGATATGATAGGATTTGATGAAAGTGCAAAAATTAAGAAAACAATTAAACCTAAATACTTTATTTTAAAATTAAAAAAAGTTACCTTTACAGTTGATGAAACAGGAAGCAAGTATGCAGTTGAAGCATATCCTTATAACCATCAAGGCTTTTCAGATACAGTGGATACAGCATTCACTGACATTAACATAAGCGTAACAACAGATACAGGGTCTGACGCAGATTCTAATGCAGATGAAAAAGGCACAGTGAGAGATTTATTAGCAACTGGTAAAAATAGTTTGGTCGCTTTACTAAACAAAAATGAAGAACTTAATGTCAAACAGGGAAGATATGATATAAAAGATCGATATGAAATACATTTTCCTGAAAAGTCCAATCAACGATTTACAAAAAACGATCAGTTCAGTAATGATGCAAATGCAAGTGCAAGTTTCAGTCCTGCAGGATCTGGACAAAAAACTGTAGGCGGAACAGATGTAGATTCTACTACAAGTAAAGACATTGGTAATAATCCTATTTCTAAATCTAAATTTGGATTTGATGTTAGAAAGGGAGGTAACTTTCCTTTCAAAACTGACAAAGATGTAGTTGACGAAGAAACAGGCCGTGTCAAAAGAGGCATCATGCAAATAGACGAATCTGCAAGATCATTTCATTTTACACAGAAACAAAAATTAACAGATATCATAACACAAGTTATTCTAAGTTCGACTTGGGCTAAAGAAACAACACAAAAGGCTACAAAAGCAGACGGTATGGTAGATTGGTTCAAGATTGATACACAAATAGAATTCCTAGATTATGATGCATCTATTGGAGATTTTGCAAAAAAATATGTTTATAGAGTTGTGCCTTTTAAAGTTCATTCTAGTATTTTTAGCAATCCGAATGCAATACCCGTTGGATATGACACTTTAGAAAAACAAATTCAAAAAAAATATGAATATATCTATTCAGGACAGAATACAGAAATTTTAAGTTTTGATATAGAAATAAATTATCTATTTTACAGCGGAGCAAATCCACAATCAGAAACAAAAACCAAAGACGAACAAAATAGAGATAATAAAGGTCCTGGCGAAAACAAACCTTTAGAAACAAAACAAAGTAAAGGTAATGAACCTAAAGCGCAGGCTGCTAACCTAGGTAAAAGTAAAGTTAAGAAAAATCCAGATCTATTTAATACACTAAGAGGCGGTTCAGGTGACATAGGTGTAGAACAAAAAATTGCTGAAAGTTTTCATGATGCTTTTATCAATGTTACAAGTTCAGATTTAGTAAGGATTAGTTTTACAATCATGGGCGATACCTATTACTTGGTTGATAGTGGTCTAAGTAATTATTTTGCCGCACAAGGTTCATCTACACAAATTACAGAAGACGGCACAATGAATTACGAAAGTAACGATGTTTACATATACTTGACATTTAGAACTCCTGCAGATATTAATGAAAAAACTGGAGGATTTGAATTTGATGAAGGAGTAAGTCCTTTCAGCGGAATTTACAGAGTAATTAAAGTTATTAGTAAATTTGAAGGCGGAACATTTAAACAGGATCTTGAATGTGTAAGAATGCAGGCACAGCCAACAGACTTTGATGGAGAAAAATTATCTACAGATAAAAAAGGTTCAACTGTTGAAGTGCTTGGCGAAAGCAAAGAAATTACAAATAGTAGTGAAGAGCAAGGCATTTATGACGATATTGGAGCAGACATTTAATGGCAATACAAAGAAGAAAACCTGCCGGTGAAACACGCGGTGTAAATTTAGGATCAGGAGTTTACCTTGCAAAAGTTGTGAGTGTAATGGATCCTTCATTTAACGGTCGACTGCGTGTGACTTTATTAAAATCACAAGGTAATGACATAGGCGCTGACAACCAAACTTACACCGTTAATTACGCATCGCCTTTCTTTGGATATACTCCTTTTCCGGCAATGGGCAAAAACAACGAAGACTTTAACGATACACAAAAATCATATGGAATGTGGTTTGTTCCACCTGATGTAGGTGTCACTGTTATGTGTGTATTTGTTGACGGCAATCCAGGAGAAGGTTATTGGTTTGCTTGCCTACCACCAAACTTTGCCAACAACATGGTTCCGGCAATAGCAGGTTCTACCGAAGTAGCGTTAACTGATGCAGATAAGAAAAAGTTTGATACTAAACAGCCACTTCCAGTAGGAGAAATTAATAAAAGATTTAATCAAGAAGCAGCAGAAAAAGATCCAGATAAAATTAAAAAACCTGTTCATCCTATAGCAGATAGATTTCTTGAACAAGGAACACTCGAAGATGATGTTAGAGGCGTAACAACAACTTCGGCAAGAAGACAAACACCAAATGCTGCCTTTGGTATTTCTACTCCAGGTCCGTTAGATTGGAGAGACGGAAGCAAAAGAATGACCACAGGACCTACCGACAATCAATCACTTACTCCTGTTGCAGTAAGTAGGCTAGGCGGCACACAATTTGTCATGGACGACGGTGACGATAGATATGTTAGGCAGACCACAGCAGACAAAGGACCTGTCAAATATATTGATGTGATTGAGAAAAGATTTGCTGATGCAGAAAATGCACCAACTAATGAAAAAGGCGAGCCAACTGTACCTTACAATGAATATGCTAGAATAAGAACAAGAACCGGACACCAACTTCTTTTACATAATTCAGAAGATTTAATTTACATAGGAAACAGTAAAGGCACAGCATGGGTAGAATTAACTTCTAATGGTAAAATAGATATCTATGCAGCAGACAGTATAAGTGTACACACAGAAAACGATTTGAATATAAAAGCAGACAGAGACGTTAATATTGAAGCAGGAAGAAATATAAACATGAAAGCCACTGCCGAATATGTTTCTGACAAAGAATTGCATAGAAGGGACGAAGAAGGAAATCCTATACCTAAAATACAAGATGGTAACGAATACGAAGCAGGTAGAATTCAAATAGAAAGTGCATTCAATACTAACATATTGATAGGTGCAAATGGTAAGATAGAAACTAGAACTTATAAAAATAAAGATGATGTAGATGTAAATGGCTCACTAGATATTAGTGTAGTAGGATCGACTAAAATTTCTACAGGTTACGGAGTAGTTGCACCTCATGATTTTGAACTTAAAGTATTTGGTGATACACTTGTTAAAACAACTGGTAACTTAGATTTAAATACAGATGGAAATAATGCTTACACAGCAGGCGGAACTACTGATATTTTAAGTGGCGGCAACCATACTGAGACAGCAGCAGAAATTCATATGAACGGACCAGAGGCTAGACAAGCAGAAGAGGCTAGACAAGCAGCAACTATTGCAGCATTACATCTTCATACAACTTTGTTTACAAATCCAGATGTTGGATGGCCTAAATTGAAGTATAATGATGGAACTATTAAAACAATTATGAAACGTGTACCAATGCATGAACCTTGGCCGTTACATGAAAATAATTCACCTGCGTTACAAAATGTAACATTTACAGACAGGGAACTTGAGGAGTAGTATATGAAAAAGATATACAATCAAAAATCGGTAGCAGTCAACCAGGCCAGTGTTGGTAGTCAGGGAGCAAATACTTTTACATATAGAGGTTTTTCTTCAAAAAACAAAAAAAGTGGATTCAAATTGTATGATATTGATTTGGTAAAACAAGATATTATCAATCATTTCTATATAAGGAAAGGTGAGAAACTAGAAAATCCTACTTTTGGCACAATAATATGGGATATGTTGTTTGAACAGTTTACTGAAGAAGTCAAAACCCTAATTGCTAATGACGTTGAAACTATCATAAACTATGATCCTAGAGTGGTAGTACAGAGTGTCACTGTAGATAGCACAGAGCAGGGCATAAGGATTGAAGCAGATGTAGTATATGTTCCCTTTAATGTTACTGAAAGAATGCGGTTTAATTTCGACAGAAACAACTCGGTTATAAACTAAGCAGTTAATTACAAGGGCTAAATATTACGATAGGATAATACTTTAATGAGCACAACGTCAAGACAAAACAATTTAATACTTAATCAAGACTGGACACGCATCTATCAAACGTTTAGAAATGCGGATTTCAAGTCCTATGATTTTGAAAATATACGCCGAGTTATTATCTCGTATCTACGTGAAAATTATCCAGAAGATTTCAATGATTATATTGAAAGTTCTGAATATATGGCTCTAGTTGATGCTGTTGCATTTCTAGGTCAAAGTATTAGTTTCAGACTAGATCTAGCAAGTAGAGAGAATTTTCTAGAACTAGCAGAACGTAAAGAAAGTGTGCTTAGAATAGCAAGAATGCTTTCTTACAATGCTAAAAGAAATATTGGTGCAACTGGACTTTTAAAATTTAATTCTATAAGCACATCAGAAAATATTATAGATAGTAATGGTAGGAATTTAGCACAGCAGACTGTAAAATGGAATGATCCTACAAATACAAACTGGGCGGAACAATTTATTTTAGTTCTTAATGCTGCTATGGCAGACAACACAGAATTTGGAAGAAGCCAAGGTGCCGCCAACATACAAGGAATACCTACTGAGCAATATAGATTTAGAACTACATCTAATGACGTGCCTTTATTCAATTTTACTAAAAGTGTTGCTGGCAGAAATATGGCTTTTGAAATAGTAAGCACAACTTTTAAAGATCAAGAAATTGTATACGAAGAAGCACCTACACCTGGAAACCAATTAGGATTTTTGTATAGACAAGACGGCAAAGGTAGTGCAAGTGCAAACACAGGATTCTTCTTACAGTTTAAGCAAGGTAGTTTAGAGTTTGCAGACTTTAGTATAGATACACCTACTACAAATGAAACCATTGCAATTGAAACAGATAACATTAACAATGATGATTTGTGGTTGTTTGGCTTAAACAGTTTAGGCGGTCAGGAACAAGAGTGGACTAAGGTTAATAATCTAACAGGAAATAATATTGCTTATAATAGTATTGTTGGTAACATAAAAAATATATTTTCAGTTTCAACGCAACCTAATGATAAAGTCAATCTAGTATTTGCTGATGGCACATATGGAAATTTACCACAAGGATCATTTAGAACATATTACAGAGTAAGTAACGGACTTGAATATTCTATTGCCCCTAATGATATGAAAGGAATATCAATAGATATTAACTATGTAAATAAGTCTGGCATAGCACATACATTAACAGTAAATTTAGGATTACAATATACAGTAAACAACGCAGCAGCAACTGAAAGCACAGATACAATACGACAAAATGCTCCTGCACTTTATTATACACAAAACAGAATGGTAACAGGAGAAGATTATAATCTTGCTCCATTAGCCAGTTCTCAGAATATTTTAAAAATAAAAGCAGTCAATAGAACTTCAAGCGGTATTAGTAGAAACTACGACATAGTAGACGCTAGTGGAAAGTATAGTGCTGTAAATGTTTTTGCAGACGATGGGTACATCTATAAACAAGAATCAGAAAGAAGTTTATTTTTAAAATTCACAAGTAAGACTGAAATAATTAATTTCTTAAGAAACAATATTGAAGGTGCATTTACTGACAAAGACTTATACAATTTTTATATTACAAAATATGAAAGGGTTGCGTTTAGTGAACAAACAACAGTTTGGACCAGTATAACAAATGATTTAAACAGTGGTACAGGTTATTTTACAAACACTATTGACAATAGTTTACTTAAAGTAGGAACCTATTCAACAAGCAGTTTAAAATTCTTAACAGTTGGTTCAGCAATTAAATTTACTGCACCAGACGGTTATCATTTTATGACGAACCAAAACAATAAGTTAATGATGGGAGAACCAGATCATACAGGAAGCTCAAAATATGTATGGGCTAAAGTACAATCAATTGTAGGTGATGGAACAAATGCTGATAGAGGAGCATTAGCAAACGGTCTAGGACCTATAACATTTAATGAGAATATTCCAGAAGGAGCAATAGCAACTGCCATTGTGCCTAAATTTGTAAATGATTTAGATGTAGCATTAGAGACAGAAATTACAAATCTAATGTTTGCTAATTTAAATTTTGGTTTACGATACGATACTGCTGATACTTCATGGAAGATTATACAAAATCAAAATTTAGATTTGGTAAACAACTTCAGTTTAGGTAAAGCAGGCGATACAACAAGTGAAAATTTAGATGCATCTTGGTTGTTTGCATTTGTTAAAGATAACGATCAATACGTAATAAGAATTAGAACACTCAATTACATATTCGGTAGTGTTCAACAAAATAGATTTTATTTTGACAAAAATGAAATTGCATACAATAATTTGACAGGTAGAATTGCAAAAGATACAGTTAATGTTTTAGGAATTAACAGTCAGACTAATAGTTCTACAGCGTTAGGTAGAGATTACAAGTTTGAAATTACTGATACTATAGAATTTGATGATGGATACGAAAGTGCTAAAGAAATTAAACTAAGTTTTAGTGATACTGACAACGACGGTGTTGTTGATGATCCAGATTCATTTATACAGGTGGCAGGCGCAGATGTAGAAGCAAATTACTTGTTTTTTGTGAAAACAATAGATGAGTATGGAACTAATATTCTTAATCTTTTTGATAATACAAACGATGCAATTATTATTAGAAATAAAGAATCAGATGTAAATGTAAATGACTTCGATAATAATCAATTAATTTATTTTAGTGATGTTGCAGAAGATGTTGTCAAAAGAGTTAATAAAACAACAAATACTCTTGACTTAGACAGTTCCTATGTTGCATACGTTGGAAGAAGAAATTTAAAATTCCAATACACACATTCTGCTAGTGAAAATAGAAGGATAGATCCTAGTGTAACTAACATTGTAGACCTATACCTGTTAACTAAGAACTATGATATTGCATATAGAAATTATCTAGCAGGTGCAACTGCTGAGCCTGTTGCTCCTACAACAGATAGCCTAAGAATTGAATTTGGAGCAAATCTAAATGCAATTAAAACTATTAGTGACGAAGTAATTTATCATCCTGTACAATATAAAGTTTTATTTGGTTCTAAAGCACCAACAAAATTGCAGGCTGAATTTAAGGTTGTAAAAAATCCTGATAAAGCAATTAATGATAATAATCTTAAAGTAAGAATTGTAAATGCAATTAATACATTCTTTGGAATACAAAACTGGGACTTTGGCGATAGATTTTATCTCAGTGAATTAACAACTTATGTCATTAATACTGTATCGCCTGATGTTACTAATTTTGTAATTTTACCTAGATCATCAGCACAGTCATTTGGTAGTTTATTTGAAATACAAAGTAAACCAGATGAAATTTTTGTTAGTGGTGCAACAGTAGATGACATTAAAATAGTTACTAGCATTACCGCTGCTGAAATCAGAGCAAGTACAGGAACCATAGAAAGTGATTCACAATCAAACACTACAAGTTCTAGTACGACAGGCGCTACAAGTTCTTCAAGTACAACTTCTACAACAAGTTCTTCAGGTGCTTCTTCAAGTACTTCAAGCTCAACTACAACGAGTACGTCAGGTTCTAGCAGCGGAGGTTCTAGTTACTAATGGCAGATAAAGTTTACCCCAACAGTCAGTTACCTATTAGAAAAAGTTCAGAGCTCCTTCCAGAAACGTTTAGAACTGATACTAATGATAAATTTCTTTCAGGTGTAGTAGATCCACTTGTACAACCTGGTGCGCTAGACAAACTTTCAGGATACGTTGGTAGAAGATTTGGTAAAACATATAAAGGAGACACGGTATATCTTGACACAGATAATACTTTAAGAAGTAGATATCAATTAGAGCCTGGTGTTACTGTTGAAGATAACCAAGTTGTAACAAAGTTTTATGATTATTTAGATTTTAAAAATATAGAAACTTTTTTTGCTAATACTAATCAAAGAGACGATAAGACTACATTCCAAGAACATTATAGTTGGAATCCTCCTATTGATTGGGATAAGTTTATAAACTATAGAGAATACTATTGGATACCATCAGGACCACCAACTGTGGCAGTCTTTGGCCAGAGTCAAACAGTCCAGTCTACTTATAAAGTAAATCAAGGTACTGGTTCATCTTGGGTGTTTACACCGGATAGTTTTACAAATAATCCTACACTTACTTTATATAGAGGACAGACATACGAATTTACAATAAATTCTCCAGGTGAACCTTTCGTGCTAAGAACAAACTACGACACAGGTAGTTTAAATTATGAACCACTAAAAACATATTTTCCAGGTGACCTAGCAGTTTTTGACGGAAAACTTTGGAGAGCAAAAGAAGAAATAAGTCCTACTGACGGTAGTACAATTGATGTTGATAGTCAGGATTGGGAATTAGTAGATAGTAATGCTTCGTTTAATAGTTTAATTTATAACGATGGTGTAACAAACAACAGTGTAGAAGTAGGTACTTTAACTTTTGAAGTTCCAATGAATGCACCAGATGTGCTTTATTACCAAAGTGCAACCGATCCCAACAAGTTAGGTAGATTTATAATTGCGGATATTGGAAGCAACACAGCAATAAATGTTGAAAAGGAAATCATTGGTAAAACTTATTACACCAGTGCTAATGGAATTGAATTTTCAAATGGCATGGTAGTAGAATTTAGAGGCCAAGTTGAAAGTGAAAAATATGCAACAGATACTTGGCTTGTTGAAGGAATAGGAAAAGCAATTACTTTAATTAGATTTTCCGATCTTATTCCACCAAACATTAGTGCGAATACTCCTGAAATATTATTTGATAATCAAGGATTTGATACACAACCGTTTGATGATGCTACATTATATCCTGCCAATAAAGATTATGTTACTATTAATAGAAGCAGTCCTGATTCAAATCCCTGGAGTAGATACAACAGATGGTTCCATAGAAGTGTACTAGAATACGCATTTAGATATAGAGATGATGATTTTGATGCACTAGAAACAGCAAGGGCTAAACGTCCTATTATAGAATTTCACCCAGGTATAAAACTTTACAAACAAGGTACTATTGCAAAAGCGTCTGTCGATTATGTAGATGATTATACAACAGATGTGTTTTCTTCTATAGAAGGAAGCACTGGTTACAATGTAGACGGAGAATTTTTGTTTGAAGGAGCAAGAGTGCTTGTTACAGCAGATACTGACAGCCTTGCTAATAACAAAATTTACGAAGTTAATTTTATTGTACATAATGGTGTCAAGCAAATTACACTAAAACAAACATCAGACAGTACGCCTTCACTTAATGAATGTGTTCTTGCTAGTAGAGGAAAAAATAACAGTGGTAAAATGTTTTACTTCAATGGAATGTCTTGGCAAAAAAGTCAGGAGAAAACAACTGTAAACCAAGCACCGTTATTTGATAGTTTTAATGAAAATGGTATTGCACTTGATGATTCGTTAACATATCCTGTAAGTACTTTTACAGGAAGTAAAATTTTCAGTTACAAACAAGGTAACGGCCCTATTGACTCTGAACTAGGAATTAGTATTTCATATCAAAACATTGATAATGTGGGAGATATTGAATTTAATTGGGATTGGGAAACAGAGTCTTTCACCTACACAATTAACCAGCAAGCAATTGTTGATTACACAAATAAACATTATTATCAAGTAAATGGCGAATATGAAAACGGTTGGATAAGAACACAATCTAAATATTTACAGCCTATAGTTGATAGTGTAAAAGTTGTAAATGCTACCAACACAATTATTACTGACGTAATAAATTTTGAAAATTATAATGATACTATTGAAATTATATTTTATTTGAACGGTAACAAATTAGAAGAATCATTTGTACGTGTAGGAAACGAGTTTACCTTTGACACGCAGTTTCAACCTAATGATATTATTACTATTAAATTAATAGGTGAAATAGTTCCAGAAACTGGATACTATGAAATTCCTGTTGGATTAGAAAAAAATCCGTTAAATGAAAACTTAGAATATTTTACTCTTGGACAAGCAACTGATCATGTTAAAACAGCATTAGAATTTGACACAAGATTTACAGGTGTACTTCCAGGAGTATCTAATCTAAGAGATATATCAGACTTTACTAGTAATGCAAAAAGATTTTTAAAACATTCGGGTGTAGCAGCATCTGCATTATTGATGCTTGCTGATAAAGAAATTAATATTATTAAATCTTTGCAATATGCTAAAAAACAATATTCGTTGTTCAAAGAAAACTTTATTAAAAAATCTTATGAAGTTGATGATACTGAAAGCATACCTGATCTAGTAGATGCAATTTTTGAAGAACTTACCAAAACAAAAAGTTCAGTAAGTGCATTTGCAGACAGTGATACACTAGGTACAGGAGCATTTACCAAATTAAGTTATGTAGTTGAAGATACAGGTCTTAAAACGTTTACACTAAGTGAACCTTTTGATTTAGATACTTTAAGTAGACGTGCTGTATATGTTTACAAAAATAATTCACAACTGTTACATGGTATAGACTATACATTTGATAGTCAGTTTGCATTTTTAACACTGTTGGGAGATTTAACAGAAGGCGACACTATTGAGATAAGAGAGTATGTATCTACAGCAGGTTGTCATGTACCACCAACACCTACATCAGTAGGTTTATATAAAAAATATACTCCAAGTAAATTTACGGATGATACATATAGAGAACCACAAGAAGTGATTCAAGGGCATGACGGAAGTATTACAGTTGCATATGGAGACTTCCGAGATGATGTGTTATTAGAATTAGAATACAGAATTTACAATAACATCAAACAGTCTTATGATCCTAGTGTGTTTGATTTAGATTATAATTTAGGCGGTTATTATAAAAATTCTGTTTTTACAAAAAATGAATTTGATTCAATTGCAAGCCAAGAATTTTTAAAATGGGTAGCAAATACAAATCTCGGATATACCGCTAACACGTATCTAAAAGAAACAGAAACGTTTACTTACACATATTCAAATATGACAACACCAGACGGTGATGAAAATTTACCAGGATGGTGGAGAGGTGCGTACAGTTATTTCTATGATACAGATAGACCACACAGATGTCCTTGGGAAATGCTTGGCTTTAGTGAAAAACCAAGTTGGTGGGACTCAGAATATGGTGCCGCCCCTTATACAAGTGGAAACCTTATATTGTGGGAAGATTTACGAGATGGTATAATTAGACAAGGCGAACGAGCAGGTACACATAAAAGGTATGCTAGGCCTTCTTTATTAAGACATATTCCTGTAAATGAACATGGTGAATTATTAAGTCCTCTTGACAGTGGCTTAGCAACAAACTTTACTTTTGTTAACAATAAAGGTAGTTTTAAACTGGGAGATATTGCTCCTGTTGAATATGCATATCGTAGTAGCTCAGAGTTTCCTTTTGTTGTAACAATTGCTTTGTGTTTGCTTCGCCCATTTGAATATATTGTTGCAAATTTTGATAGAAGTAAAACAAAACGTAATGTAGCAGGACAGATTATAAGCAAAAATACAGGCATCTTTATTAAGCCTAACGAACTTATATTACCTGAAGTTGGAAATACTGACATCACAAGCGGCTTAGCATTTTACATTAGCAGTTATCTGAAATCACAAGGAAAACCAGTTGCAGATGCGCAAAATATACTTTCTCATGTTAATGTAAGGTTAAGCAATAGATTAAATGGATTCGTAGATAAAACACAGCAGAAGTACTTGTTAGATTCAAAAAGTCCTGCTGCTGCAAGTTCAAGTATATTCATTCCACAAGAAAATTATAATATCTATTTTAATGTTTCTTCACCGATTCAGACAGTAAGTTACAGCGGAGTTATATTTGAAAAAACAGAAGGCGGATGGATTATTAATGGTTATGACGATGTAAATCCTTACTTTAGAATTTTCAAGGCAGTTCCTAATCAGAAAGATCCGACAATATCAGTTGGAGGAATAAGTGCAACATTTGTTAATTGGACAACTGGTCAACTTTATAATAACGGTGCTATTATACAGTATAGAAATATGTTCTATAGGGCAAAACTTACCCACACAAGTTCGGAAAATTTCGAAACAGATAATTGGACCAAGTTACCAGAGTTGCCTATAATTGGCGCTGCAACTGCACAACGCAGAAGAAACTTTAATCCGTTTGCTACAGAAGATATTAGTTATGGAACTACACTTAGAACAGTGCAAGAAGTAGTAGACTTTTTATTAGGTTATGAACATTTCTTGAAAACACAAGGTTTTAGTTTTGAAAACTATAACGCTGATAATCAAGCGATGCAGGATTTCACAACTGCTGCTAAAGAATTTATGTTTTGGACACAGAATGAATGGTCAGTTGGATCATTACTTGCAGTAAGTCCAGGAGCAGAAAAAATAAAAGTTACAGTTCCAGTAGGTGTTGTAGACAACATACTTGACAGTTTTTATGAGTATAACGTATTAACAGATACAGGTGAACCTATTGATGTAAAAAACTTCAATGTCAATAGGGAATTCCAAACATTTACATTTAATATAAATGATACCACAAAAGGATTATTCTATCTTAAATTAAATTATGTTCTAAAAGAACATGTTGCTATCTTTAATGATAGAACAGTTTTCAACGATGTTATATTTGATAAGCCGACAGGTTACAGACAAGAACGTATCAAGGTTCAAGGATTCAGAACAGTAGATTGGGACGGGGATTATACTTCTCCTGGATTCTTATTTGACAATGTTAATATTGCATCATGGCAGCCATTTAACGATTACAAACTAGGTGATATAATAAATTACCAAGGTGTAAATTATACAAGTAAACGTAATCATACAAGTGGTGAAGAATTTAATCAACAAATTTATACTGTGCTTGATTCAACACCTGAGAAAAGACTAGTACCTAATTTTGATTTTAAAATTAACCAAATGGAAGATTACTTTGATGTTGACACTGAAGGATTGTCAGAAAGTCAAAGAGATTTAGCAAGACATACGATTGGTTACCAACCAAGAACTTACTTACAAAATTTGTCAGAAGATAGTGTAACACAGTTTAGATTATACCAAGGGTTCATTAGAGAAAAAGGAACTAAAAATTCTTTTACAAAGATATTTGAAAAACTTGGTAGAACAGAAAATGCTGGAGTAGATTTAAAAGAAGAATGGGCATTTAAAGTTGGACAACTTGGCGGAACTGATCAAAGTAAAGTCATAGAACTAAAATTAGACACAGATAACTTTGTTCTAAATCCTCAGCCTCTGTTAGTAACTAATACAACTAACAATGCTGCAATCGATAGATATTATAGAGTAAACCAAAGCGATTTCTATCTATCACCTTTGCCTTATACAACTGAGATCAATCCTACTACCTCAGATAAACAATACTTACGTACTGCTGGTTATGTAAAAGTAGATCAAACAAAATATGTTGTAGCAACCAGAGACGATATTACAAATATCGATATTAGTGGTGTTCTAAACAATGATCATATATGGATAACATTTGATAAGCAAGAATGGACAGTACTTAGAGTTAATTTTGCAAATGAATTACCTATCACAAATATTGCGACTGAAAAAAACAAAGTAACTGTAACGTTTACAAAAAGACATAATTTAATTGTTGACGACTTTATAGGATTTAAAACATTTGGAGATATTGACGGTTTTCACAAAATTACTGAAGTGACGAATTTTACAATTGCTTTCGAAACCGAAAATCCACCAGCAGATACAGGATTTGAGCCTAGTACATTAACATATCCTATTCTTCTTAACAACGCAAGATTTAAAGATTATGATTCGTTAGATTTAGAACAGACAGCACTTTTAGATAACACATCTAAATTATATATTGACAATAATGGTAACAATAGATGGGAAGTTGTTGAAAAGAAAAAACAATTTAGTGCAAAGAAAATTACAACATATGGTACTACTGATCCTAAACACACAGGTAAAAAAGTTTTATATGCAGAAGCATTAAATCAAACTATTGCTTCTATACCAGGTTCGGGCATTACAGTTGCTTACGTTGAAACATCAGATGGCTTAGCAGTCAAACAAATTTTACAACCTACTTCAGGTTTTACTACAGCAGTGGCAAATACATTTGGTGAAGAACTTGCAATTACATCAGATAATGAATGGTTAATAGTAGGGTCTCCAGGTGCAAGCGGAGTGCCTTCGAACTATCAAGGTATTTTTAGCACATTTAAAAATTATGCTGCTAACGATATTGTATTATATGAAGGACAACTATGGAAGGCAAAAACAAGTATCACAGGTGACGGCAGTACTATAAATGTATACACTGAAGATTGGGAACAAACATTTAATATTAAAGCGTCTGAAAGTGGTACAAATGCAGGATATAGTAATCAAGGTATGATTTCTATATACAGATATAGTGCTAACCAATGGAACTTTGTAGAAAGTCTTGTAAGTCCTAGACCAGATGGTGATAATTTCTTTGGAAGCAAAATTAGTTTAGCAAAAACTGCTACAGGTTATACTATGGCTGTAAGTGCACCAGGTTTAAATGACACTAAAGGAAGAGTATACATTTACAATTATACTACATCAGGTGATTGGGAACTTGTGCAAAATAAAGATTACAGAGGAATATACCAGCCAGGAGGAACATACCCTGCTACAGAAATAATTGCTGGTAGAACATACACTATTGAAACAGTAGGAACTTCAGACTTTTTAAGCCAAGGTGCATTAACAAACGACCCGGGTGTAACGTTTGTTGCTACAGGAACAGGCAGCGGCACTGGTACAGTTTCTACAGAAAGTTTTTATCCTAAAGGATCAATTGTATTTTACAATGGTAGTTTATGGAAAGCATTAGAAGATAATCAAGGCGATGGTAGTACTATATCTATCGAAAGTAACGATTGGATAAAATTAGACGAAGTTAACACAAATGTATCATTGCCAACAAGTGTAAGCATAGAAGATGACGGTTCAACCCTTGCTTCAGGCATACTTGCCGATGATCAACTTGCAGAATTAATCAAAGAAGGCGATAAGTTTGGTAGTTCTTTAGCATTTAATAATAATGGTTCAACACTTATAATTGGTGCAGTAGAAGCAGACGGACAATACTTTCCAAATTATAAAGGTAACTGGCAACCTAATTATGAATACATGGAAAATGACGTTGTAAAATATCAAGGAAGTTATCATAAGTTAGAAAATGTTGGTACGACAGCAGTAGGTCCAGATAGTACAATTAGAAGTTATAATCAAGCACCTGATGATGGTTACCCTTGGGTTAACGTTGGAGATAGTTCATCTGAATCAGTTGGTAAAGTTTTTGTTTACAAAATAAATGATGTAGGCTTCTACAGTTTACAACAAACAATAACTGCTGAGAGTTTGTCAGAAATAAGCGATTTATCTGAAGAAGAGTCAATTAGTTCAGGTGATATGTTTGGATATGATGTTGACTTAGATTTTACTGGAAACACTCTTGTAATTACAAGTCCAAAAGCAGATAAAAACTTTCAGAATCAAGGTAGTGCTTACATTTTTAAATATGAATCTGATTCTACACAACAACGATACAGATTAAAACAAAAAATAGAAAGTTACGGAATTTATCCAAATGAATACTTTGGACAATCTGTATGTATAACAAATAATTCTAGTCAAATTGTTATTGGTGCAAATAATACTGGTTACAATTTACCTATTAGATTTGATACTAGTTCAACAACATTTGACCAATTGAATACAACATTTACAACTGATGGCGGATACAGTGGTGCTGTATATGTATTCAACCTTAAAGGTTCTAGATATTTGTTGACAGAAAAATTAGAAGATGATTTAAGCACAAATGAATCTTTTGGATACAGTGTATCCTGTACAAATGATATAATAGTTGTTGGTTCACCTTACTTTATTGCTCCAACAGTTCACGGTGCCACATTAGACTTTTCAGGACCTATGGCTGGTATGGTGAGAATATTTAGAAAAGATCCTAGTGTTAACAGTCTTGAAGTTATAGGCACTGAACCAGATAAAATAGATTTACAAAGAATAAAAAGAATTTCACTTTACAACGAAAGCGGTGAGAATAAGATTCAAGACCTAGAAGCAATTGATCCTGCTAAACTACGAATATTAGCCGCAGCAGATAGAGAGATAGAATATAAAACTTTATATGACCCAGCCACATATAATGTAGGAACAGAAGATGTAGTTGTTGATAATACAGTTGCATGGTTTGATAAAAATGTTGGCAAATTATGGTGGAACATTAGTACAGTAAAATGGGTAGACTATGAACAAGGGGATACTGCATATAGGCTTGCTAACTGGGGTGCTCAAGCCAAAGGTTCTAGTGTAGATGTTTATGAATGGGTAGAGTCAAAACTTTTACCTTCTGAATGGTCGGTATTGGCTGATACAACTGAAGGACTAGACTTAGGCGTGTCAGGGCAACCGTTGTATGCAGATGATACAGTTTACAGTGTAAAAGAGTTTTTAAATGTTAACACAGGTCTTGTAACTGAAACAAAATATTATTTCTGGGTAAAGAATAAAGTAACTGTACCTGAAAATAAGTTAGGAAGAGAAATAAGTGCAGGCGAGGTTGCTTCACTAATTAACAATCCTTCAACTGTTGGGAACACTTACGTTGGACTTGCAGATAAAGATAAAATATTTTTCTATAACTATAAAAATATAGTTTTTGATAACATTTCTATTTTAAATCTTGAATACTATAACACTAGTAACAAAAACAATGCAGCACACAATGAATTTTTATTGTTGACTGAAGGTGACGAAAATAGTGTTCCAAATAATAAACTTGAGAAAAAATGGATCGATAGTTTAGTAGGATATGATGCACAAGGAAATAGAGTACCAGATACTAATTTGCCAGCAAAACAAAAATATGGAATAAATTTCCGTCCAAGACAAAGTATGTTTGTTAATAGAAAACAAATTTTAAAACAAACAATAGAAAGTGTTAATACAATTTTGTTAGAGCAGGCGTTTGCAAATACAATCAATTTTATCAATTTAAATCTTGTAGATCCTCAGCCTGCAGAAGTTTTGTACCTATATGATGTAAAAGTAGAGAATGTAGTTGATTTAGAAAACGTAGGTACTGTTAGAGTAAAACAAGCCAAGTTGTCTGCAAACATTGTTGACAATGTCATTACATCAATTAATATTGTTGATCCTGGTTTTGGTTACAAGCCTCAACAATTATTTAATACAGAAGCACCAGGAGTTTATCCAGGACCTGCTGTATCACTTCAAGGTGATGGTATAGGCGGAGAAGTAATTACACACATTGACAATCAAGGTAGAATTGTTCAAGCAGTAGTTGTTAACGGTGGAAAAAATTATACTACTGTAAATCCTGTTGTAAGACAGTTTTCAGTGCTTGTTGAAAATGATAATACAGTTGGAAACTATTGGTCAATTTATGCATGGGATGACGTTAGAAAAACATTTTATAGAAGTGCATCGCAGGCATTTGATACAACAAAATATTGGAATTATATTGACTGGTGGAAAACAGGATATGGCGAAACATCTAGTATAACAAAAGAAATTTTAGATGTGTCTGAAGAGCCTTCTATTACAGTAGAGACAGGATCTCTTATCCGAATAAAAGAATACGGCTCAGGCGGATGGGCAGTATTTGAAAAGGTAACAGACAACAGTAATTTGCCATTAGGAAATTATACGTTAGTTGGTAGAAAGCAAGGCACTATTCAATTATCACCAAACTTATATAATTTACAAACCTCTGGTATTGGATATGATAATATAGTAAGTTTTGATACAGGATTGTACGATTTAGAACCTACTGCTGAATTAAGAAATATATTTGCTGCAATTAAAGATAACATCTTTGTAGGTGATTATAAAATTTGTTGGAACAAATTATTCTTTAATAGTATTAGATACGTGTTGCATGAGCAGGTGTATGTTGATTGGTTATTCAAATCAAGTTTCTTAAAGGCAATTCATAATGTAGGTAATTTAAAAGTTGTGCCTAATTATAGTAATGATAACTTAAAAAGTTTCCAAGAATATATTGAAGAAGTAAAGCCATATAGAACAACAATAAGGGAATACGTCAGTAGATATAATCAACTAGAAGGCAATGGTGTTGCTACAAATGATTTTGATTTACCATCAGTATATTCAGATAGTGCTGGTAAAATTATAACTGTGGATCAGTATAGTCCTTTAGTTCAACAGCAACCATGGAAAACATGGTTTGATAATAAAGGTTATAGTATTACTGATATTGTTATTGCTAACGGCGGAAGTGGATATACAAGTCCTCCTAATGTAGTCATTGAAGGCAACGGAACAGGAGCAACTGCCCAAGCATTTATATCAAGCGGAAAAGTTACAGGAGTCCGCATATTAAACAAAGGTAAAGGATATACATCTATACCTACAGTGAACCTTGTTGGCGGAAACGGTGCATCAACAGACAATGCTATTGCAGTTGCATATTTAGGCGAAGGTACAACTAGAAGTTTCGAATTGAAAGTTAAATTTGATAGAATAGCAAAAGAAGGTTTATTCACATCTTTCACAGACAGTCAAACATTTACAGCAACTGGTGCAACAGCGGTATTTGATTTAAGATATGCACCGACAATTGATAAAACTAAAATTAGTATTACTAAAAATAATCAAACTGTGTTAGGTAGTGATTATACTGTATCAGTGTACACTAAAAAAGTAGACGGATATAGTTTTGTACATGGTAGAATTATTTTTAATGTGGCACCTGAATTAGGCGATGTAATTAAAATTGATTATTCTAAAAATGATGAATTACTAGATAGCGTTAATAGGATCAACAAATATTACAATCCGACAGAAGGAATGAAAGGTAAAGAATTAAACCAACTAATGACTGGTATAGATTATGGAGGAGTACAAATTCAAGGTACTACCTTTGATGTCACAGGTGGTTGGGACGCATTACCTTGGTTTAGTGATAGTTGGGATAGTGTAGAAAGTAGCGCAGATTTTTATATTGTAGCAGACGGAAGCACTAATGAGATTACATTACCTTATGTTCCTTCAGAAGGACAAGAAATAAACATATATCTAAAACGTGCAGGAGAAGAAAGTATACCAAGTATTGATGACTTACAATATTCTGAAACTGTAAAAAATCCTCCTGTAATTAGAATTGACGATCCGTATTTTGGTGGCGACGATAATTCTTCATTGATAACAAATGAAAATGCTGTCATGCCAACATTTATAGGCGATGGTAGTACATCTGTCATTGATATTGGATCATTCGTAAATACAAAAGATGGCGACATACTTATTTTCCGTCCTGTTGAAAGTGATGGGGCTGTTACAATTACAGATCCTAATATTGTAGATACAAATCTAACTGGCGGCACGCTTTCTGCTATAGATGGTGCGTATGCAACAGCAACTGGATTGACAGTAGAAGAAATTAAAATTACAGGCGGTCAGTATATTGGACCTGAACAAGTACCATCGCCAGAAGAGAATATACCAGGACAGGTACTTGATAATTTAAGCATTAAAGTATTTCAATCTACGACAAAAGGTGCAGCACCTTTAGAATCAAAAATATTCACAAGTGATGGAAGCACAACTATCTATAGTATAGGACAAAATATTATTGAAGACAGCTCTTTGCTAGTGTATGTTGACGGAATAAAACAAGTTTTAAATACTGATTATACTGCTACAGACACCAATGTAGAATTTACAACTGCTCCGGTAGTTGATAAAAAAATAGAAATTATATCTATTGGTATTGGCGGCATTGGGTTATTAGATTATCAACAATTTACAGCAGACGGCGAAACAGGTTTGTACTTAACAGACGCTCCATATTCTTTGACAACTAATATTTTTGTTACAGTAGATGGTGTTCCTAAAGATGCTGTGTTTAGTGATAGTACAGACACTGTTGACACTGCTGGTAGAAGTCTTGTACAGTTTGGAGAAATACCAGATAAAGATAGTATTATAAAAATTATTGTTTTCCAAACAAGTGAAAATGTTGACTCAGGACAATTAGGATTAGTAAGAGTAAATCAGCAAACTACTACTATGACATCGGATAGAATTTATGATTTAGATAATTTTGTACAATTGACTAGAGAAAGTTCTATATCATCTATGGTTGTTGAAATTAATAATGTAAAACTTAAAGGACCAGACACGATTTATTCTGTGTATGATGGAGAAACAAATTCATTTACACTTGGACAAGATCCAATTGAAGCATCAGGTGCAATTTTATCTGCAAACATCAAGGTATATATTAATGGAGAACTAAAAACTTTCATTCAAGATTATGTATATGATGGTACTTCAAAACTTTTAACATTGGTTACAACATCATTGAATGTAGGTGATATTATCAAAATTGAAAATGATTTGCGTGCAGAATATTCAATCAATACAAATAGATTACAAGTTGCAGATTCAGTAACATTTAATCCAGGCGATACTTTAGAAGTAACATGGTTTAGCGAATATCCAAGTATGCAAGTATACAGCGATAGAAACACTGGCGGCAAAGTAAATTACGAACTTCCTTATGCACCATTAGGTATTGCATACGTTTGGGTGTATAAAAATGGTGTGAGATTAATTAAAGATCAAGATTACAGTATAAGTTTACCAAGAGGTGTAATTTATTTAGAAGTTGAATCAACAGAAAGTGATACAATTACAATTACTACATTTGGTACTGACATTTATAGATTACCTAGTTCTTATGAAATAAGCAAAGACATGCTTAATGTTTATAGATATAATAGGTATGCAACTAGTAAAACAATAAATTTAAGCAAAGATTTAAATTACTTTGATGACGAAATAACTTTATCAGATACTTCAAATATGTTTGATCCTGTAGCCAATAGAAATATTGCAGGCGTAGTTGAGATTGCAGGCGAAAGAATAGAATACCTAAACAAAAGCGGTAATGTTTTAAGCAATTTACGTAGAGGTGTCAACGGTACTGCAATTAAAGAACTACATTCAAAAGGCTCACTTGTTGCAGATATTGGACCAAACGAAGTAATTCCTTATACTGATAACCAAGAAAGAACAGATTTTGTCAGTGATGGAAGTTCTGTGTTGATAGGACCATTAGATTTTGTACCTGCAAAAAGCACAGTAGGCACATGGACAAGCACTACTATACCTGGAGATTACGGTAGATGCGACATAGTAGAAGTATTTGTAGGTGGTAAAAGACTACGTAAAACACCATTAACAATTTACGATGAATCACTAGGTCCTGTAAGCCCAGGCGCAGATAAAGAAATAGAAGCAGAATTTGCTGTAGATGGTGAAAATCCTTATGTAAGGTTAACAACATCACCAGCAGCAGGAACACGTATAACAGTAATTAAAAGGACAGGAAATACATGGTATGATAGAGGTACAACCACTGCAAGTAATGGTGTTACACTATTAGACAATAATACTGCAATTAGTAAGTTCATTGCTGCCAAGACTACCAGTTTACCTGAATAAATACACTATGAAACACGAAGAGAACAATATGCCAGATAACCAAAAACAAGTACAAGAAGATAAAAAACCTGTGGTAAATGAGACCGGTGGGTTTCATTTTGAAGGACATATTAAGATTTTTGACCCTGAATCAGGAGAAGTTTTCCAGGATAAAAGGAACGCAATCCACTATGAAAACATGAGTGTTGCGATGGTACAGGCTTTATCCAACCAAGGTTTAGGTACAATTTATGAAATGGCTTTTGGCAGTGGTGGAACTTCCGTTGATCCAACAGGTTTAATTACATATTTGACACCAAATACAGTAGGAATAAATTCAAGTTTATATAATCAAACATTTACAAAAGTTGTAGATCAGAATGCAATTTCAAATGCTGATCCAACTAGAAACAAAATGGAAGTAAGACACATTAGTGGTGCTACTTATAGTGATATTATAATATCATGTTTACTTGATTATGGCGAGCCAGACGATCAAGAGGCATTTGATAACAGTGTTAATCTAGACGGTAACTTTGTTTTTGACGAATTAGGTATTAAATCATACAATCCTACAGGAGACGGTAAACTTTTGACACACGTGATCTTCCATCCTGTTCAAAAATCACTGAACAGATTGCTACAAATTGATTATACAATTAGAATACAAAGTTTAACAGGTTTTAATGAGGGATAATAAATGCCATATATTGTAAATTTTACTGATAGAGATAACAAATCCCCTATTACTGTTTTTGATAACACGTCAAGCAATGATACATCTTTAACTTTTCCAGGAAGAAATGTTACAGGTTACGGTCAAATTATTGCTGAAAACTTTTTATCTTTATTAGAAAATTTTGCCAGCGCAAGTCAACCAGTAAATCCTGTAGAAGGTCAACTATGGTATGATACAACAAACGGTGTATTACAATTATATGACAATACAAGTTGGAAGGCTGCTTCAAATATTCAAAAGGGTCCAACAGAACCTAGTGTAGAAACTAGTAAAGTTGGAGAACTTTGGGTTGATACAACCAATCAGCAGTTAAGAATATACACAGGCAGCAGATGGTTGTTAGTTGGACCTAGTGAAAGTTCGATAGACGGTAAAAGATATGGTCCAGCAGTTGAAAAAATTGTTGACCAAGATAACTTTGACAAAAATGTTTTAACATTTTACATCGCAGATACACCTGTTGTTATTTTATCAAGAGATTCATTTACACCTAAAATTGAAATTAAAGGTTTTGATCAAATTAAATCAGGACTTAATATTGCTACGCCTGCAAACGCTGCTGAAGAAGCAGAGTTTTCTACAATATTTTTAGGAGGCGAGTTACCAAAACTTATAGGAACCGCAAAAAATGCTGATGCATTAAATGTAGGTGGTACGGAAGTTGTAGCAGGTAAGTTTTTAAGAAGTGATACTACTAATACAACTGAACAAGGATTTAATGTTAGAAGTAACACTGGTATTACAATTGGTCTTGACGGAAACTTTCAATTAACAACGTCTGCAACATCTTCTAAAATTTATAATAGTGCAGCAGGCAGTTCAATAGATTTACAAATTAACAGAAACGGCATACCAGATACTATTCTAAGAGTCATTGACGATAAAGTTGGTATCAATATTGCTGCTCCTAACAGTGCTTTAGACGTAGGTGGCGATATAGGACTTACTGGAAGTATAATTGTTTCAAACACTAACGATGCAATTAACTTAGATACTGGGGCTATACGTACAGCAGGTGGTGTTTCTATTAAGAAAACACTAAGAGTTGGGCAAGGACTTAATGTTACAGGACTTATTTCATCTACTAACATCTATCCATCTGCAGATGAGATTTATGATCTAGGTGCTGATGCACTAAGATGGAATAATGTTAAAGCAAAGAAAATCATTGCTGACGAAATTGAAGGTACAATTAGTGGTAATATTACAGGTAATGCTAACACAGCAACAAACTTAAAAAATCCTACAAGTTTTACAATAGCAGGCGACATTGTATCGAGCGGATTTACGTTTGACGGTATTGGCGATGCTAAAGTTTTCAATACACAGTTGACAGCCAACATTATTACAAGTAAAGATGCACCTTTACCTAATGTTTCAAGTGAAGACGATCAAGTACTTGTATACAGAGCTAATCCTACAACAGGAAGCACGTCATCAGGACTATTAAGACAGGATAGGGATACATTTGTTGGTGACTTAGGAGTACCACTTGGTGGTATACTTCCATTTGCAGGTCCTAATGTTCCATACGGCTACCTATTGTGCGATGGCGGTGAAGTTGAAATAGCAAAATTTAGAGCATTATATGATATAATAGGTACAACATATAATGGATCAGCAGCATTAAATGGTGCAGTAGGTAAAACTTTTAGGGTACCAGATTTAAGAGGAAGATTTGCACTTGGACGTCATAACATGGACAACAATATTACAGTTCCAAACGATGTAGGCGGCTTTGTTGACAATGGTGGAGGCTCACCAGTACCTGCAAGAATTAGTGGTACTGAACCAGAAACACTATCAGCGTCAAGCGGTAGTAGTTCTGTTACATTAAATCTTTCTAATTTGCCTGAACATACACATAGTATGGTGCAAGATGGCGAACAATTCTACGGTGTACGAGTTGATACTGCTCCAACAGTTAGCTCTATATCAGGTAGAGGACCAAATAACCCAGGTGAAGCTCAATACCTTCCTGATTCAGGGCCAATTAAAACTCCTACAGGAACAACTTTAAGTTCGCCTGTTGGTATTATGAACCCTTACTTAACAATAAATTATATTATTAGATCAGGTCCGCCTGCATTTGTAACTACATAGGAATAAGGAATGGCATATCAAGTTAATAAAACAGACGGAACAATTGTAGCAACAGTTGCCGACGGCCAAATAGATACTTTATCTACTGATCTAACACTGATAGGAAAAAACTACAGTGGGTTCGGTGAATCACTAAATGAAAATTTTATTAAATTACTTGAAAATTTTTCAAGCTCAACACAACCAGGTAATCCTATTAAAGGACAGATTTGGTTTGACAATACAGAAAACAAATTAAAAGTTTATAGCGGAACTGCATTTGTACCTGTAAGTTCTGCAACAATAAGCAACACACAGCCTACAACATTAGGTGTTGGTGATTTATGGTTTAATGACACAGATAAGCAATTATACTTTTTTGATGGTACAAACACAATTCTTTTAGGTCCTGACTATTCGGAACTACAAGGTCTTAGTGGAATACAAGTTACTAGTATACTTGACACACTTAACCAAACACGTGTTATAACAAGTTTATATAATAACGGAATACTATTAGGAATATTTTCTAAAGATTCTTTTACACCTAAAAATGCAATTGAAGGATATACAGGAAGTATAGAACCTGGGTTTAACCAAGGTACTCTTGCTGATATGAAATTTGATGTTACTTCAACAAACTCAGATAAATTAGGAAATGTAGACGCAACAACATATGCAAGAAGAGATACTTCTAATCAGTTTGCAGGACAAATTAGAATTAATACAGATTTAGGTATTGTGTTTGGTGCGGGAGACCAAGGTAACATTACAGTTAGTGATGGTAATTTGTTTTTTAGTAATACAGCATCAGATAAAGGAATTGTATTCAATGTTAGAAAAGGTATTGTACAAGAAGAAGCACTAAGGATTGATTCAACTGATAGAAAATTAAGTGTATTTGAATCATTTCCAACAAGTGAAGCAGTATTTGGCGGCAGCGTTGAGATTAAAGGTAATACTACTATTAGAGGACAGTTAACAATTGAGGATGGAGACATTCTTAGTCTTAACACACAAAACCTAGTTGTTGAAAACAAGCAAATTGAATTAGCAAATACAGGCGATACTGCAACAAACTCAGATACAGTTGCAGATGGTGGTGGTATAGTTCTTAAAGGACCAGCAGGAAATATTGATCATGTCCTACTTTGGAGTAATTTAGGATTAGCAGCAACAACAAGAACACCTGAATTAGCAGCACAAGCATGGACATCTTCAGAACATATAAATCTTGCTACAGGAAAAGCATTTAAAATTGATGGTGTAACAGTGCTAGATGGATCAAGTTTAGGCGCAGGCATTACTGCTATTCCTGGTGTTACTTCTTTTGGTACACAGAACATTGTTAACATTGGTTCTACTCCGCCTACAGCAGATTTTAAATTAGAAACAGATTCAGGTAGCAGCAAGCCAAGGATTACAACTCTTCTTTCAGATGCTGACTTAGAATTAGCACCAGACGGAACAGGTAATGTTGCTTTAATAGGTTCACCAAAAATAACTGGATTAGGAGATCCTACAGATCCACAAGATGCTGCATCAAAAGAATACGTTGATGATACTATTGAAACTAGAAGTCTTGCATTTAGCATGGACTTGTCAGATGGTAAACCTAACACTTATATTTCAGGAACTATTCTTACACAATTAGCACCACCAGCAGATTTTAGAAATGGTACACTTGCTAGAATATTGTGTACAACTTTAAGCAACAGCACAACAAGTTTAGAAATAAATCCTTTGAGATCAGAAACAAGAGACGATTTCAATTTAACAAGTGGCGGTTCTGCATCAGCATTACAACAAATGGCATTTAACACAGCGACTATTGCTGCACCAGCAGTTACAACTTTAAGAATAATTAAAACTTTCCAAATTGTAGCAGGTGCTTGGTCGTTTGTAAGTGAAGTGTCGTTACCATAGGTAATTAGGAGCGAGTATGGCATACGTAATTAATAGAAGTGATGGAACAGCGTTTACAACGTTGCAGGATTCAACAATCGATACAACTTCTAGTGTAACATTAGTTGGAAGAAATTATATCGGTTACGGTGAAATTCAAAACGAAAACTTCTTATACTTACTAGAAAACTTCTCTAATGCATCTGCTCCATCAAAACCAATTAGTGGTCAACTGTGGTGGGATACAGCAGGTCCTGTACTTAAAATATATGACGGAACTAAGTGGTCAGAAGTTGGCGCCGCAACTATTTCAGAAAATGCTCCTGAAAATCCACAACAAGGTGCATTTTGGTACAAGTCAGGATCAAATACTTTACACACATACAATGGCAGTGGTTGGGTTTTTATAGGACCAGAATCAGCAGAAGGATACGGTGTAACCAGAGCAAGAAGCACAGTGCTAACAGCAGACACAGGAACAGGATACCCTGTAATACTAATTACAATATCTGATATAGTAGTTGCAATTGTATCAACTAATTCGTTTACAATAGCAGACAGCAATCCTGTAACAGGCTTTACATCAGTAGACACTGGTATCACACTAAGTTCATCATATTTTGTTAATGGCGCATTAAAAGGAAATGCGGATACTGCAACACGACTAAACAATATTAGATTAATCAATGGTGTAGGCTTTAATGGTACACAAGATATCAATATTAGTGCAACCACAACACACAGTTTGACAGCAGGTAATTATATTTCAGGCAATGACTTTGATGGCAGTGCAACAACAGAATGGTCAGTTGATGCAACATCCTCAAATGTAATTGGAAAAATTGTTGTAAGAAATACTGCTGGCGGATTTAGTGCTGGCACTATTACAGCAGATTTAGAAGGAAATGTTACAGGTAATGTAACAGCAAATTCTGGAACATCAAGATTTGATGTAGTTGAAGCAAATACATTTATAGGACAGACTTTAACAGGTAATGCATTTAGTGCAACAAAATTAAGAACAGCAAGAGATATAAACGGTGTTGCATTTGATGGACAATCAGATGTCACAGTTCCAGCAAGTGCAAGAACACTTACTGATACAGCACTTGCAGCAAACGTTGTAAGTTCTCAACTAGAAAGTGTAGGTGCACTAACAAGCCTGGTTGTAAATGGCACTGTTGTTGTAAGCAGTAACCATACAATTATAGCAGGAGGAACAGGATCAACTACAACAACGACACGTCAGATGAGACTTGTTGCAGATGATGGTACAGATACTTCAGTAGTTGATTTGATTTCACCTGACGTATCGGTTTCAGCAGGCTATGGCAGTAATGGCGGAATAGTTCCTGATGTTGATCAAGCACTAGACATTGGTAAGAGTACAAAAAGATTTGACAATGTTCATGCAAACACATTCAATGGTGCTTTAGTTGGCAATGCAGATACAGCCACTTCAGCAACAACCGCTACAAATATCGCAGGCGGAGCCGCAGGCTCCGTTGCTTACCAGACTGCGTCTGGCGCAACTGCGTTGCTTCCTATCGGAGCGTCAGGCCAAGTTCTTAAATCGACAGGCTCGACTGTGCAATGGGGAGCACCTAGTTTAGCAGAAATTATCCCAGGCAATTATATTACAGGAAATAATTATGATGGGTTATCAACACAAAGTTGGGCAGTTGATGCAGCCACAGCAAACACTGCTAGTAAAGTTGTAGCAAGAGATAGCAGCGGAAATTTTGCAGCAGGCACAATTACTGCATCATTATCAGGAAATGCAACAACAGCAACAACAGCAGATACACTAAGCGGTAGCAGAACAATTAACGGTGTTGTATTTGATAACAGTGGCAACATTACAGTAACAGCAACAGATCCAAATGCAGTTGCTAAAGCAGGCGGAACAATGACAGGTAGGTTAACGCTTTCAGCAGATCCTACAAGTTCAATGCATGCTGCTACAAAACAGTATGTTGATGCTAGTTCTGGATATACAATTGTTTCAGGATCATCGTCAGCAGTAGGTTACACTAACCAAGTAGGTAGTTTTAATAATGGATCTAACTACTTTGATGTGTATCCACCGTCAGGAAAATCTATGTCTAACTTAATAGCATTTATTCCATCAATAAGAACTATTCATTATGCAGGTGGTGTAGATGGTAATGATAGTTTAAGATGTACATACACATATTTGAGTAATAGAATAAGAGTATACGTACAAAACACAGAACAAAGAAGCAAACCTGCGGCTAATTACTTAGGAGTATGGAGTTAATATGAAATATATCTGTATAGAAGCCGGCGAAGTAACATCATTAATGAGTTACGAACCTGAGGTACCATCAGGTGTTACTGTTGTTGAAATAACTGATGAAAAGGCTGATCAACTAGAAGCAGGAACACACATTTTTGATGTTCCAACGCAGAGTGTTACACTTAAAACTGAACAGGTTATTAGACGTGAAAATACAATTGAAGAAAATGGTCAAGAGAGAGAATTTTTAAATTCAACAGACTGGAAGGTATTACGCCATATTAGGCAAAAACACCTTGGTATTGCTACTACTTTAACTGAAGAACAGTATACAGAATTAGAAAATCAACGAGAAGCAGCAGCACAGAGAGTTGTTGATATTGAATAAATATAGTTACAA